CTTTAGATTAACTTAAAATTAATTAATCACAATCGGAATAATATCGCCAATTGATATCAAACGGATTGCAACGTTCAAGAACGACATTAACAATTAAAACTTCTACACAGATCGTGTCTTACTCCGCGATCACAGCCAAACTGCGCTCAGCGATCTTCGGATCATAAATCTGTTCTACCTAGTTTCTAATTGTTATTATCGGGCAAAGCAGGACGTTTAGTGATCACACACAGACGGTCTGGGTTTAGTTGTACGAATAGGAGGGTTGAAGAATCCCGCTATTCCACCTCTAAACACAGCCATGTTGAAAGTTGTTTGCTGTGGTGGTCGGAAAATTCCCAGGCGTAGGTCATCACCGAATGCGGTGAAAATTTCCAAATGTTCCTCACCTGTATACAAAATTGTCAATGTACCAGAACTTACTGGAGCAATATCTTGTGTTTTCGAATTATAACAGAAGTTATAATGCGATTGGAACGGGCATGAGACGTCAATGTATCTTTGGTCAGAGATCGGATACATAACTTCTCTAGCTAACGGTCCAGTTATTGCTGTTTCAGAATTGAGCATTGATTCATTGTACACAAATGTGGTACCCTTGAATGCATCGATGATTGGTATGCCTGGGGTGGTGGTGTCGGCATTGTAATACGGAACAAAGACTACTTGTGGTAGTCCGCCTTGATGTTTGAAAATGCGGAACTTAACACTACCTGCCCAGGCAGCGAAAAGAGCACGCCATTCATTTTGTGGTTGGACTCCGATGTTCAAGCAATTTGTATTAGTCTGCTGTTGATTGATGGTAAAACTAAAAACAGCAAACTGATCCAATGATTCATTATTCACTGGAGCTACACGAATGTAGCGTCTACAAATTTCATGAACGTCGGTCACACAAAATTCAAACTTCTGGCCAACTTCAATCTTACAAGGAAGATTGCGTCGATGATCTGACTCGGTGTTAGTCAGAGTAGTTCCGTTATCCTTTTCGAACTCAACCGCCATCTTATTCTCGGAGTCATCAGTTACATTAACTTCGGGGCCCTGTGCCAAAAAGTTAATGTCGCTGTCGTCCACGGTCAAAGGGGGCGGAGCAAAGGTTGGAACATTTGACAAAATCCATGGGATTGTTTCTAATATGATATAGTTATTAGTAGCCCATGGAGGTTTGTCATATGTTTCATCCAAACTGAAGGATATGTATTCGTCAGGCAGAATGACAACCCTAATCACTCTGAATCTCAGAGACGCTGTTTGCGAAAGTGTAACGTCTCTGAAAACCAAAGTGATTGAGTTGTCTCCCCACTGATAATATTCACCTGTGGGAGGTATACCATTAATGAAATTCAATCGAGTTTTCGGTATCAAGATTCCAGAAGTTAATGAAGGATTTACTCCATTAATTATCCTGGCATCTTGTCCGAGCCCAACTGCTTGCATTTTCCAAGTTTCAGCATTATTGTATTCCAAATATCCATTCCATGTGAATGGAGAGTTTGGTCTAGGTACTGCTACTTTTGGATTGGTAAACCTCACAAAGATCAATAGATCAATTTCTGGGGCTACTGTATCTGGAGCGACTAACATATTTTGCAGATAGATTGCAAGTCTTCCTAATGAGTAGTTTTGAATTGGGTCAACTACAGAATCCCCCTCATAAGTCCGTAAAAACTCAGTTTGAGCATTATACGGAATAGTGAGAGAATCAGTGTATTTGGCACCAATATCATCAGCTGGGTTAAATGACATTATCTTTGACAGGTTGATATTTCTATCGCCTGCTAAGATGTCAGCTGCGCCATAAGCTACGACCATTTGTATTCTTACAGAATGGAACTTAGTTATTACGGCTACAACATCAATTTCAATGTCACATCTCCAGAAGATGAATTTATTCAAAACAACAACATTTACAGGAATTCCTGTTCCCTCTGCAACTCCCATACGAGTATTAAGGTTTATATTCAACAATTCGGTAGAAGCAGGTTGCCCTGAATCTACTCTTATTGTCGTCAATAAACACCTTTTACCCAAGAGAGCTTCAATTTTTGTCTCTGCTGGATCGAAAATTTCCATCTGTTGACGTGATAGAGCTGCTGGATAGAGTTGCAGATCTCTAGTTGGTCTCACGCCATTAGACACCGCCATACCTGGAAAGGCCTGTTCGACTGGAACAGCTCCTGAACATAGTGGTGGATTGTCAAGTGGGAATGGGATCGAGACATCAGGGGATATATCTTGAGTTGCGGAACCTGAAGTGCCCACAGATAATTCTTGAATTGGCATATTACCGCCTACTTGGTAGACGTTCTGTACCGTATTCGATTGTGAATTACCCTGAGCTACAAAAGGACCGTCAAAATCAATTATATCCGGAATGTCATGATTTCCATACGCGTTGACATATTTCTCACTACGTCTTGAAACTGTTGTCAAAGGCCTTGGAATTCTGAAGCTTGATCCTGGGAAACTGGACAACACAGAGATATTGACTTCGTCAGCATCTTGTGTTGGTCCAGTCTTCAAGGAAGAAACTGGTGTTACATACAAAGTGCCTAAGCTCTCTGTATCTCTAGCTTGTGTATTTATAACTGTTCTCAAATACTTGAATGGAATTGTAATGGAATATTCCGCTGATTTATCAGGTTGCATCAGGACATGAGACAGAGTAAAGACATTAGCCAATTCGACTTCATAAGCAGCGAGAGGTACAAAGTACGCAATCAACAAACCGCTCTGTTGAATAGTTCCGTTTAATAAGAATGTGACTGTTACATCACCTTCCCAAAACTGGAAGTGTTCAAAAGGCATGTTTTGCAAAGTGCGCCCTGTTGGATCTCCAAGTGCTAATAGTCCGAATGGCAAGTCCGTACTCCATATCTTGTTCCCGACAACATCGGATGTAGTCCATTTGAATGTCGTCCTCAAGATCTTTGATTCAGTACCATAAACTAGATTTGCTTCACCCTCATTCATAGATTTTTGAATGAGTCCCTTATTAGGAAGGTTGTTCATGGTCCCTTCTACGCTCACATTGTTTCCAGTTTGAACGATAGATTTTTCAGGACCTTGAGCAACAAACCCATAAGGGAAGTCAGCTCCAGAAGTGGCTGTGCGATTAGCGACAACACGGGCCATGTGTGAATGGGATGGTAAGTTCAATTCTTCATATCCTGCACAGAATAAAGCGTTGTTTATTTCTGAGCAGAACTGTTTATAGAACTTAGGACCCCATGCAGCACTCAGCTCCATGACAGTCTTACATTCGTCGACGATTGATAGGTTCTTGTTACGAGTCCAATGCAATGTCTCATAAAGGGTATCCTTCTTCATAGCTCCACAATATTTCCCGTTTATAAGGACTGGGTGGGCACCTAGGAAAGTAATCTCCTCAAATGTTCTGAATTCATCTCTCAATGGTTCAGTTTTAACATCTGAAGTGTAAACTTGTCCTATGGTAGCCAAACAATCCCTAATTTTAAACGGTGTCATAAATTCTTTACACTTATCACTAAAGCACCAAATGTGGTCATCGATCAGTATCTTTGCTCTTACGTTTTCTTTAAATGTCAAATGTGGACATAATTTAGAAAACACATAGCGAATATACAAATCTGCAGCAATTGATCCAATGATAGTGGTCCAGAATAGACCTGAAAAATGTGATTGCTCGAAAAAGACTAACCAATTCTTGATTTGCACTGGTGAAGTTCGTTGTTGTTCTACGAAAGCTTCATCAGCTTCAGGAGTCGTTAAACCCTCAGTCAATCTCGACGTTATGTAATAAGCAGCTTTAAAGATATCCGGGTGGCCTCTCTTGTCAAAATTCTTATAATCACCTGCAACGAAACTGTTTCCAACTTCGCGCAAATAATCATAAATTTTATGCATATCATGTGAGTATTGGTTCATTCCTACTGACGAACATGTCGTTGCGTTAGACATGTTGAAAGCAATAATGAAGGAACCATATATCATACGATATGCAACATTGAGAAGAAGATCACCACAGTAGATAACTCTACACCTGCGTTCACTAATCTTTGAAGGACTTACAACTTCGTCTTTCAGAAAGGCGATAAATCGACTATCGTCAAAAATTCCTCTTTCAAGTTGGGCTTTTGTATCCTCAACTCGTTTCCGGAATTCTGGACAGTATTCCAAATCACCATTCTGATCGAACCAGAAAAAGTCCTTCTTCCCTTTCTTCTTGGACACCTTGCACAAAGGGTATCCAGGAGATGTGGCAACTTTCATAGAGCATAGCTTTCCAGGTATTCCAGCTAATGCCTCTTCAAAAGTTAGTTGTCTTTTGCCAATAGGCCAAATAAGATTGTCTTCCCAATCTTTCAGGGCCTCCTCTGTTATCTCATCAATTAATTGTAACTGGTCAGGTTCCAATTTTACATGATCAATTGAAAGGGTATCATTGATCATGTTTATCAACGGATCTTCTCCCACGTGTTCTCCTAAACGTGGGTCCGTTGGTGATAACAGAGGCATGCATTTCTTTGCTTCCACAGGAAGATTATCTGATAAGATTGATTTCGACAATTTCGATTTACGAATTTGGAAAACAGTCTCTTCAGGGGGTATAGGAATTACTCCTGCTAGATTCGGACCGTCAAATGGCATCTTAATGCGCATTCTACGGTACTCCTCAGCAACTTCAGGCCCCTCAACAGTTAAGACTAAGTCGTCGGGTACGACTAATTCTCCACCGTTGAAAGACTCAAGAGCTCTTTCTATATCTTCCTTGGTCACTATCACTGACAAACCGAAGTGATCATGACCATTGGAACCACCAGCAACGTGCATTCCCATGATTTTATTGGGGCAGTATTGTCCGAGAGAACGGATTATACTACCACAATCTCCTCTAACTGTTGGATACTTATACATAAGACACTGATCCATTTCCACTTTAGTCTCATCATAGCTATAATTCTTATTATGAGCTTTAGCGACAGAAATGTATTTTGGAAAAGAGTCTACAGTAATGCATCCAGAAGTTGAACGGAAACCTTCGACATCATCATCAGTCCAAAACTGTGATGATATCTTAGGAAACTGGGAAATCTGTTTGCACGAGAACATTACAAAAGCAATGTCGTGCTCTACGTCAGCTTTCACAAGCTCGGAATTAAAGGCGAAAACGCCTTTCTTTCCGTCGTAGTGCACCTCGATTGGTGTTCCATCAGGAATTATTTTTCCATCACGTATAAATGCATGATAATACGTCATGAAAATTTGTCCAGCAATGGGCGTGCCCAAATATCTATCTCCATCAATCTTGAAGTAAAATTGTTTACTTCCAGACTGACCTGAGGCAGACTTATAGGCATGTCCTTTCCTGGCTCTGGCAACGGTTGTTTTGTTTGTTCTAGGGCTTTGTGCGAAACAAAGCTCTTCTTGGCTTTCTTCTTCGTTCTTTCTGAAGAAGCGTTTGACCGACCAAATTAGAACAAACAGGGCCACCCATTTTGAAACTGTCTTTGCGTGGTTTCGAAGGAGATCAAAACCAGTTCCAACTTCAACATGGGGTAGTCCATAAACGTTGTCATCAGGGAGTGGGACTATTACAGGGGTTTTTCCATAAGACAAAAATTTGTCCATGGCTACATCTGTCCAGAATTTTCTGATT